TTTTAAATATAGGTAGGTAATACTCTTAATAATTCAAGATGCAATAATCCATGGCAACAGTTATTGATACATCTACTGTCTCATCGGAAGTCCAGTCATACTGACCAAAATCTCCATTTGTAAGGAAAGCTCCTTTAATGATCCACTCTCCAACGATATCCCCTACAGGACCTAAAATGTTAAGAGTTAAATCTTTTTTGTAGAAATCTGAATAACCAGCTCTTCCTGTTACTGACTCATAAGATAGACGAGCCCACTCCATTACCGCTTGTGCACCTGAAGGTGTTACTGGATCATAAAGGGTCATTGTCATATCTTCCCACTCTCTCTTACCTCTGATTTTTCTGTAAGAGTTAATATGATCTAGTTTAACTACGTTATCGGTGAAGGTAGGAGCTTTCACGTTCTTTACCATGAAAGAAGGAATGTTGTCCATGTACATCACAAATCTGTTCTGTACTTTTGGCTCGAACGCCTTGAACATTATTTCGTTTGGATCTAATACTGCCATGTTTGTATTACTTTATTATAAATATCTGTTATTTTAATTATGCTCCGAATGTTGCTCCAGTTGGCTCAATTGTAAAGTCTAGTACAATAAATTCTGCAGTTTTAGCTGGCTGAATAAATACTTGACCTACTAATTGGTTTCTATCAACTACATCCGCTGTGTTGTTAGTATCGTCCATTACTACTCTGTAAGCATACAATCCGTTACGTTGTACTACTGATTCTAAGTATGGATTTACTGTCGCTAAGAAACGATTACGAGTAGCTACAGTATTTTGTTCAAATACTAAGTTTCTAGCTTGATCTCCTAAGAATTTCTTAAGTTCGATTAATAAACGTCTAACGTTTACTCTATCTAAAGCAGAAGCTTTAGTTTGTAAAGTCTTCTGACCAAATACTGCAATACCTTGTCCAGGGAATGTAGCGATTGGGTTAACTTTACCATCATATAAAGTATCACGTTGTGTTCTTGTTAATTTTTGTTCTGCTTGAACTACTCCAACGATTCCACCTCTTACTAGTCCTGCTGGTGCATACCATGGTGCTGAACTATTATCTGTAAATGCATATACTCCTGGGATTACTGTTGAAGCAGGTGCCCAAACTAATTTACCAGTAGCTGACTGAACTTGTACCCAAGGCCAGTAAGTAGCACCGTAAGATGAATTTAATGAAGTACTAGTAGAAGTTACGTTTGATACAGTTGAACCATATCCTTGTAAATCAACTACTGCGATACAATCTCCTCTAGTCTCTGCTAAAGTAATTAAACTATCAATTGGAGAAGTATGAGTTCCAAATGCATAAATTAAACCAGGAGCAGAAATGATATTGAATTGATAATCGTCTTTATTCTCTAAGATTGAAATAGCATCAGTATATGAACCTGCTACTAAACCTTGAGTCTTAGTATTTGAAATATTGTCGAAATAATTTGCTCCAGCTACTGCATTATCTCCAGTTGCATTATAGAATGAACCAGACTCTACTTTTGGTAAAGAACCTGAGTAGTTATTTCCGTCTGAATCTTCTCCTACAGTTACTCCATCGGTACCTAAATAATCTACAGTAGGACTGTTAACAGCCGATACGTAAATGTATCCTGATTTGTTAACATAATTACCTACAGTTTTAACATAAGTTTTAGTACCGTCAGTAGCTTTAGTTTTATATTGTGTACCGATCACTTCCTCAATATAATTGCTTGAGTTAGGATCTAATGAAATATTGTTAAATGTTTCAAGTACAATTTTTGAATTATGATTATCATCCCCTCTACGTACTGATAATGTAAATGTTCCTTTTGCATTATCTACATTAGATACTTCCCAACGGATATTATCTACAGAACCTGATACTAAAGAACCACCAGTAGATTCTGTTCCTGGATCGATAGAAGCAGTTGAGTTGTTGAAGATAGTTCCTTTACCAATTGTTTTGATAACAAATGGTTGAACACTGTCGTTGTTAGAAGATGAAATGTGAGTAGAAGTAGCTGATGCAAAAGAACCGGTTACGACTCTTGTTACTAGACACGTATTACCTCCTTGTTGGAAGTAATTTTTTACCGCGATTGAAGTAAAGTACTCCTGTTTTGTTGAACCAGATTCAAACGTTGTTCCAAATCTTCTTACATAGTCATTATATGAAGTTACGACTGTTGGTTCTTCTACAGGACCTTTTACTGTTGGACCGATAATCGCCGCTCCAGCTTCTACAGGGGATGGTTGTATGAAAGAGATATCGTTTTCTCTTGTAAATACACCTGGGGAGATGATAGTTTCTGCCATGTTAGGTCTGTTTAATTTTTTAGTTTATTATAAATATAGTACAGAAGTCTAAAAACAGTTTTAGTCTTT